CGTACCTTTCGGCGACCATGCCATCAGGTTGATAAATCTATCCCAGGGTGAGAACATAATCCGAAGAGTGGGGGGTATCCCGACCGAAGAGGGATGGCGAGAAGCCTTCTCCGCTGCGGGTTGGCCGATTGTGGTGCCGAGAATGCTGGAAGTGGAGGCTGGTATTAACCGTGTGTACGGTTGGCATCAGCAGAATAAACTATTCGTATTTGACGATTTAGACGGTTATCTGGAGGAGAAGTTCAGCTATTCCTGGCAGCTCGATGATGGCTACAACCCCACCGGTGAGATAGTGAACAAGGCTCACTATCACCGCATGGACGCCGAAAGGTACGTGATTGCTGACTTAATGCCGGAGCAGGCCGAGGCCCACGCAGTAACATCGGTGCTGCGGAACTGGAACCAGGATGATCGGCCTCACCGCTCCCAGCGTCTCAGGGACAAGCGCCAGCGTCGGAGGATCGTGGCATGAGGATTTCCCAGTTTGTCACGTATAAACAGAAGTTGGGTAACAGCATATCTCTCCGCCGTATTTGGATAAAAGTAGAACACGATCCATCAATCCGATCCGACCTTTATGTATTGGCCCCATGGGGTTGCTTTGCTTGGTTGGTAGTTCGCTGGATGGATCTAAGTATGTGGGCTTACCGTAAAATTAGCCGTCTTTGGGAGCCGGAATATGACAACTAACGGACGACAGAACGGCGGGGGCCTCAGCGTACCATCCATACCTGGACTGGACGAGTTGCTGGGTGGCCTGGGCGTTGATCCTGGGAATGGGTCCAGTGGTGGGATAGGTGGTTTTAATCCCGGCCTACCACAGCCACCCACGGCGGAGCAGATTGTGGAGTGGCATGACGCTGAGGAGCGCGCCACTCAGCCGCTGCGAGCGCGCATGGAGGAAGACTGGGAGCTGGCGGTACTCTCCGACTTCGATGCTGGAGACGGCTATCAGAGCTACACCTCCAATGAGCCCAGAGTCTTTTGGTTGCGATTGGTCTCCCTACTGGCCTCGGGACAGATCAATATTCGTATTCCAGTGAAGAACGCGCAGCGGGAGCAGCGGGAGCGTCAGGACGGCAAGGAAAGGTTCCTCTACGGTCTGTTGGCGGCCAACGACGAACGACTCTTAAATATGGGTCTACCTGCCCTACTTTCCCAGCTATCTTCCTTCTTATGCCTGAGAGGGTGGTCCTGCGGTAGAGCCATGCTCACCAAAGACATCGAGACGGGAGAGACTTATGCCGACGTGACTCCTTTCGACCCCCTTCATACTACCTGGTCCTTCGGACGCAAAGGGTTGAAGTGGATCTGTAACAAGAGCAAGAAAACCCTTGATGAGATCGAAGACGAGTATGGGGTGAGGGAGAGGGACCGCTCAGGGTCACTTGGCCAGGGTTTAGTATCCGGTTACGTCGCCGACGAGCAGGGAATTGACGTTTACGACTATCTGGACCAGTGGTACAGCATCGTGGTGATCGACGGCAAGTACGTTAAGGAACCGACTTATCACGGATCGCCCCGGGTTCCCGCCTGGGCCAGGGCCGTGGACTATCTTCCCTTGATTCAGTCCTCCACTGGTGGCAAGGTTACCAACGTGCGACACCACGGAGAAAGCGTATTTGAGAATACTCGTGGCATTTATGAGAAACTGAACCTGGTCTACAGTACCATGCTCCAGCTGGTCGCCCTATCCCGTAATCAGGCGTTCAGCTATATGTCACGAGATGGCAGCAAGACGCTGGATGAGAACCCCTTCTTGGAAGGGTCCCAAGTTCCGTTGGCCGAGGGGGAAGAGCTAAATATTCTTCCCCTGCTGGAGATGTCTGGGGACACCAGTGCTTTCCTGGGATTGGTATCCGGCGAGATTCAGCGGGGCGCCCTTCCCTACTCGGCCTACGGACAGCTGGCCTTCCAGCTGTCCGGATATGCAGTCAAACTCCTGGGCCAGGCCCAGGAAGCTCCGGTAGCGCCCCGAAGGACGGCGATTCAGGACATATTCAAGCTGATCGCTTCTTTAATGACCGATCAGTACCTAACCCGTAGCTTCCAGGATGGTCTGCAACTCAGCGGCAGGGACAGTAACCGTAACTGGTTTGATGAGGCCTTCTCCCCGAAAATGTTGCTGGGATTAGGGCAGCCCGAAATAACTTTGGTGATTAATACTCCCCAGGATGAGTTACAGAAGCTGGAGATGGCTTTGAAGCTGAAGGCGTCCAAGCTCCTGCCTACTAGGGTCATTCGGGACGAAGTATTGGAGCGACAGGATACGGACCAGATCGACGCCATGGTTAAGGAAGAAGAGGGTGGCGAGCTACTGCCGGCGGCCAAGTTCTATGAGGTAGGCCGGGCCATGTGGGAAATGGGGCGTCAGGACCTGGCCATGCTGTATATCCGCATGGCAGCCATTGCCGATATCACCGGCATGGTTGGCGGGGCCATGGGTGGTGGTGCTCCAGGGGCCAACATCACCGGGGTTAGCCCGGGTAATCTTTCGGCGCCGGATCAGGGTGCGCCTACTCCAGAGCCTACTCCCCAGGCTGGGGCCAACGTTCCTGCGGGAAGTCCTAGACCAGGCGCTCAGGAGTCACGTCAAAGATAGAGAGGGTATTGAATGCCTACTCATTATAATCAGGACCAAGTTGACGAGATTGCACGACTTCTGCGTGAGGGAAAAATCAGTGACGCGGATGCCCGTGCTGCTCTCAGTAGTCTCGGGATAACCACCGCTATTCAACAGGATACTGCCCTGCGTACACCGCCGGCTGGGTCGAGAGAAGGTGATTTGATTGCGACGGGCGGCATTTTCCAGATTGATGGTGACGATGTATATGTTAAGTCAGTCGGCGGCGGCCAGCTTACTGGTACTTTCCAGAGTGGGCCCAATACTGGCATGGAGGCGTTCTATACTTATGAATACCTGAAAGGTCAGGGATTCGACGTGGAAGAGGATGATTCCGCAGGTAGGGACGGTGGCGGTGGTGATGGTGGCGGTGGTGAGCCAGGAGGCGGTTTTGACGGTTCCCCCGACCCCGGCCCCACTGGTGGAGCAGTGGGCATCGGCAGTACCGTCACCATCGGCGGCGCAACCATTACGGTTAATCAAATCAATAACTTCACTGGAACGGTGGCTGGACCCAATGCCAAAGGAGGCTTTGCCCAATTTACCTTTACCGATCTGAATAACAACGGATATATTGCTCCAGACTTCGCTGGTCCCGGTGACTCTTTCGCCGGTCCGGCTGGCGCTCCTCCGGCGGCCGGTAGTCGGGATGCTGCCGGCCGCCAGTTTGGGGGCACTCAACCCGGTGGGCCAGGCTCTGCCCTGAACCCCAAGATTCCGGGCCCAATAAATCAACGTGTCTATAATACAGAGGCTGAACCGACATCTTCATTCGAAGAAGAACTTGACCTTTCCAGTACCCGGCAGGGCAGGGGAACGCTGTTCAACCAGCGGCAAGCGGGATTGGGGCTTCAGCCTTCTTACATTCGGAATCTGCAGGATCGAAACTTCGCGGATTACACCACCTCGTTTGAACTTGGTCGGGGTTTGGGGGACCTCTCTGACGACGACAGTTTCTTAAACTACCTTCCAGAGAACCTATCGGACCGTCTCGGCCAGGGCTTTTATCGGGACCAAGTAGGCGATTTCAGGGATCTTTTACTGGGCGGAGAAGACCCTGATCGGGATCGGGATGCATTTCGACTATCATCACTTGGTGACCGTGGCCTTCAGTTCGATGCAGGGTTTGGGTCAAGCCTTCGAGGGACTCCTCGTGAGTTACAAGGGGGAGCATCCAGGGTTGCGGGCCGACGATTTGGTCGAGCGTTCGATCTGGACCAGTTTGCTGACGTGCTTGGTGACCCGGGTGTGAAAAATCCCTTTGCCGACTTTGTCGACCGTGGCTCTTCGTTCAATCCCGACACCAGCAATTTCACCTCCCAACTAGAGAGGATTTCTGGGTTATTTGGCAGGGACGATCTAGGCGCCGAATCCCAGGGGTACATAGATGAATTACGCCTTGACCCAGAGGAGCAGTACCGGATGGCACTTCAGTCTCGCATTGGCGATATTCCGGCTGCCTTGCGTGGAGGCTTTGAGCGAACGGCTAGGCAAAGATTTGATAGGTACCGTGGAGACAATCTAGGATCGGCTGATCAATCCTTCCTGCAGCACTTCTTTGATCAAGGCGGTCGTTTCCGCTAGAAGGATGGCCCAGTATGACAACCCCAAACCCTTGGCAGGACTTCCTAGAGGAAGAGCCGGAGATAGCTTACTTCGGCCATCAGGATCAGTTTGGTGGACGCCCTGCCCAGAATCAGTATTATCAAGGCGCCTACCAAGATGTCTACAACCAGTACCGGGGCCAGCTTGGTAGTCAAGCATTGGGTGGTCAGGACCCAACCACATTGTGGACCGACTTTCTGAGCGATTTCAACTTCCGGGATCAATTCAACCAATTAAGTCCGTCGCGGCGGGGGGAGACTGAGAGCCGTCGCTCGCTGGTATCACCCCTTCAGTGGCTGATACCTCAAAGATAAGCCATGCCTGAACATAAGCGCAAAATGACCCTAGAGGAACTTCAGGAGTACCTCAAGAATCCAGAAGGATGGGGTTCAACCCGAAGATTGCAATCTTCTACTCCTTCTGCCGAAGGCCCGGCGGGTCAGGCTGACACTGGCCCGTCTGGCCGTTCTTCAATACGCCCACGGCCCAGGGGTAATTTCATTGAGCGCCTCCTGCTTAGAATGGCCACCGAGAAATCGGAACAGGCCCAGAATTATAGAGGCACTGCGCAGACGGGGATTGAAGGTCTCGATTACGGTTCTGCGTTGGCGGGAGGTACTGCGGCGGAAGCGTTGATGGTAGGGCCAGCGGCAGAACTGGAGAGGACTCGCATTGCTCCTGGGCCACTGCGGCCAGAGCGTGAAACACCGCCAATCTTTAGGGGACAGCTAAGTCCATCAGAGATTGTTGCCAGGCAGAGGGACCGTCCCATTAAAGACCAACTGTTTACTGAGCTTGCTTTTGATCCTCTAAGTGCCGTTCCCGGGATTGGCTTTACCAAGCTGCCCCGACTGGGGGGCCGAGCAGCAAGTCAGGGAGCACAGAGAGTCCCCCAAGCCGTGCGGTTTGGTGAGGGCTTGAGGGCGCTACCTGCTGGGCGACCAGAACCATCAACCCCGGCACAACATGCCCGATCAGTAGTAACTCCCCCATGGGCGACCAGAACCATCCCCGTCGGTCCACGAACACGTCCAGCTTTGGGGCCAGGTATTACTCCAGCACAAACTCGTGGAGCAGTTCAACCGGGAGAATTTAGAAACCTGACTGAAAGACTCAATCCTTTATTAGACCGACAAGCTAGATTACATGAACGTCAGGGTGTTATTCGCAATAGGTTAGAACTGCACGGAGTAACCTTTGATGAATCTGGGGGCATCACCTCTTCCTCGTCTGGGCCACGCGGAGCTTCAGATGCTACCCTAGATGACTTCAGAGAATATCTCAATAGCCGTCCTAATGTATTGATGAATGATCGCCGGGTTAATCAGATAACGGAGCGATTAGAAACCTTATCAAACTCTGGCCAGCCAGCTACAGCATCGGTAGTTCCTACCCCCGAAGTCTCACTAAATCCCCTAGAAAACGCCCAACGCGCAGTCGGACAGGCCCAGCAACAATTAGCACTACCTCCCGGTCGCCCGCCCGGCCAATTAGCGTTGCCTTCAGGACAAAGAGGGGCTCAGAACCAACTCAGAGATGCCCAGGTATCTTTACGGTTGGCCCAAAAGGATGCTGATGATATTGCTCGGGGTGCGACTGGTGGTGAGGCTACTCCACCACCAGTCGCACCTATTGAAACCGGTATTGAGTGGAAGGGTTATGTTGACTGGTTCGGTAAGTTCTTGGCTGATCCTCAACGGATTGATGACTGGGAGGAGACTATCCAGTTGCGCCGACCGGAGCTATCTCGACGTGCCGCAAATATGCAGGTTACGGTAACCCGTCTTATAGAAGAGGGATACACCAGCGAAGAGGCGATGCGGCTCTCTCGTAGCGCTCTATCTGGGCCCTTGCCAACCTCATCTACTGGTATTCAAGAAGTGGTGACTCCAGCGTTGCGAAAAGCTCTATTCGATGAAGTTCTTTTGGTATTGGCTGACAAGCCTTTGGAGAGGACTGCTACGCATACTGCCCTGGTCAATGCTCTACTAGGTAAGCCAGTTCCACGTAATCCTGGTGGTAAAGGTGGATCAGCTTTTAGCCTATTGACCAGGGTGTTCGGTGATGAAATTACGGAGGTATTGGCTCAGCGACAGACTCTGGATGAGATTATAACTCTAAAGGCAGGAAATCGTCGTGGGCAACCCCTTCTTTCTTCCGGGACTGTTCCTACCCCCGGCCCTAGAGTTGACTATCCTTCAACCCAGACTTTTGGTGGTGCTCAAACTCGCAGGCTAGCGGAGGAAGGAGAGGCATTACAAGCACCACAGATTACTCCCGCGGCTGCGGAGACTCCTCCGGGTCCATTTATCGATAGCCCAGCGGACGTAAGGCCCCAGGGACAACGGGAGATTGATCGCCAGATGTTCAGGGAGTCTCTGGGAGAAGGACAGATACCGATTGGTCCCATGCCACGGCGTGGGGTGGACGACTGGCCGTCGGATGAGATTAAGGGCAGGTTGACTCAGGCTGGCTGGCTACCCACCACTGACATGGATGAGATGATTCGGTGGGGAAAGGAGGCCGGTCTCACTGCGATGGACGTCGGAGATGCCCTGAAATCTAACATGTCCACGATGGATATGTCCTATCTCAGGCAGCAAGCCTTTATGATGTTTGGAAATCCCAAGAAGATGTACCAGAGCTTTGATAAGTTCTTCAAGGCTGCTTGGTCTCAGGAGTATGCCAACTCTCACTACAAGGCCATCCTTAATGATCCTCTCTACGCTCTCTATAAGGATGGGCCGGACTTCCTGCGTCCGATGAATAGCCCAGAAGCGAGAAAGCTATTTCAAGCACAGCACGGACGGGGTATCGCTGGGTTTGAATTAGAGGAATCTGGGCGTATCCTTTCTGGTGCTAATAGACCCATCCCGAAATTTGTCGCGAAGTTTATGCCCTGGGTTCGTATTTCTAACCGAGCTTTCATAACCGGTGTCAACGATATGAACTGGGCGATGTACAAGGGGCACCGCCGCGACCTACTACAAATTAATGAGGAACTCGCGGCGGGAACCAGATATAAGGGCCCCTTAGGAAAGCTGCGACAAATTGATGAAAGATTTGCCACTAGTAACGTGTTGCCGGCAGAACCAGGGGGCTTGGTTAACGTAGACCAGGGGATGAAGAACTTTGCGGGCATGCTTGCCGATATGACGGGTCGAGCCCAGCTGGGAGAGTTGCAGAAGTATAGCCCAGCCATCAACGCTGCCTTCTTCTCTCTACGGCTCAGACTTGGACGCCTGTTTACGCCCAGACACCTTATCTCTGGGGACCCTTTTGTCCGGCGGAAGGCCTGGAAGAACATGCTGACCATGATTGCCGGGATGGGTGGGCCGATGATTCTAGGCCATGAGTTGGGCTTATGGGAGCTGGAGGGCGACCCACGAAGCAGTGATTTTATGAAGTTGCGTGTTGGTCGGCTACGTATTGACCCTTGGGGTGGTTACCAGCAAT